AGACTGCCAAAAGAGCAAGAACACAACGTGCCATCTTCTGCGGTTGGTGGAGGAATGAGTATTACTCTGTTCCCGCTGACTCCAACATCTACAAGGTGTACTGGGATGGCAAGCTGACAGGCGAAGAGAAGGAATGGCACAAAGACATCAAGAAGCTCTACGGCTTTGAGATTAACAGCAGACAAATGGCTTGGTGGCGTTGGAAGATGGCAGAAGGCATCAAAGACGATGCGCTTATGTACCAAGAGTTTCCACCTACGGAGGACTACGCCTTTGTGATGACAGGCTCCTCCTTCTTCTCGCATACACGCTGCACAGAAGCCGCCAAGAAAAGCAAGACCACAGACTGTGACTACTACAGGTATGCGTTTGGTCAACTCTTCCAAGACACTGAAGTGCTGAAATCCACTGAAAGACTCGGTACTCTCAAAGTGTGGGAGGAACCCATAGACTCAGCCTACTACGTTATTGGTGCAGACCCCGCCTATGGCAGCAGTGATTGGGCAGACAGGTTTTGTATTCAGGTCTACCGCTGTTATGCAGATGGTCTAGACCAAGTAGCAGAGTTTGCAACCTCTGAACTCAACACCTACCAGTTTGCGTGGGTGATAGCGCACTTGGCTGGCGCATACAAGAACTCTACCCTGAACTTGGAGGTGAATGGCCCAGGTCAGGCTGTCATCAACGAACTCAGAAACTTGAAACGCTTGGCAACCTCTATGGGAGGGGCTACAGGGCGGGATTTGATGGATGTGTTGGGTAGCATGACAAACTACATCTGGAGGCGTAACGACACCCTTGGTGGTCTGTCCAACAGTATTGGCTACCTCACCACCGCCAACAGCAAAGAACGCATGTTGCAGTACATGAAAGACTATTTTGAGCGGGGCATGATGGGCATTCTTAGCATGGATACCCTAGAGGAAATGAAAGGTATCGTGCGAGAAGGTGGTTTCTTGGGCGCACCTGGTCGTGGTAAAGATGACCGTGTGATTGCCTCTGCCCTCGCTGCCGTTGCCTACGCAGAGCAGATTCAGCCTAGATTGATAGCACACAAGCTCTCTCGCAATGTGAGCGCAGCACAAGAGTCTTTCTCCCCTGAACAAATAGCTGTCGGCCGAAACGTAAGTGATTATTTAAAAAGGATTGGAATGTACGGTGCATAACCAATTAACAATTGTCTCTGTCTACGGACACAACAATGGAGCGTCTGCCATACCCTCCATCTCCCGCTCTATGCGTGAGTTGCAAGGCAGTCGAGGCTTACTCATCTCCATAGAAAAGCCACCCAACCTGCCAGACAACATAGAGTGGAAACGCTGTCATGTCATAGATTACTTGGGGTATTCCCTGTTTATGATGCACAGCCTCTATGCCTACATAGAGACAGACTACTGCCTTATCGTCCAAGACGATGGGTGGGTTCTCAACGGCAAGAACTTTAAGCCTGAATACTATGACTACGATTACATAGGCGCACCATCACACTGCGCTTTTGGCAGCGGTACTCTGTACCTGAACTTTCAGTGGACACAAGCAACAGAGCCTGTAAGCGTTGTACAGAACGGCGGCTTCTCTTTGAGAAGTAAAAGATTCCTAGAAGCCTGTAACAAGCATGGTATCGTGCACTTGAACAGCAATGAGATACATGGGTGGAACGAAGATGCACAGCTGTCTGTCATCCTAAAGCCTGTACTAGAGAGCTACGGCTACAAGTATTGCCCTATCGACATTGCCAAACACTTCAGCATGGAGTATGTCGGTAACGATTTTCACGAAGATGGATTCGATTTCTCAAGTTTGCTAGGCCACCATGCCCAGTCTAGGAAGCTAAAAACAGATAACCACATCGTTGTTCCGTCTGACCCGACAAAAGCATACGGAGAAGTCAAGTTTATGTTGTGGTTACAAGAACAAGGTTACACAGTGGAGTACCAATATGCCCCCGTTATCCAAGCGTGAACTCACAAAACACATGCAACGCTTCTATGCAGACAAGAATAGAGGCATTTCTATCGCCCTTTTTGCTGAACTTGCAGGGATAAGTCATGGTCATTTCCATGATGTATTCATCTATAACGAAGAACCACTGACGGAAAACGTCCAAAAACGGGTCAGTAAAGCCTACCAACAGTGGAAAGCAGGTAACGTAAAGGTGATGAAACGCATAGATAACACCCGTTACGTGGACTACAGAAAGACATCTCAACCCGTTTTTAAGCCAAAAATGGGTCTACAAGTGACCTCAGACGGCATAAAAATCAAAGTTGGGATGGCAAACAGGCACGATTACAACGAAATTTCACTTGACGAAGCACTAAGGGGGTAAAAATGGGTATTTTGAGAGACTATTACTGCACAAACCACGGAATCTTTGAAGCATGGGAGGCAACTTGCCCCATGAAACACTGCAAAGGTGAGTTATCTGTCGTTCACTTGAAGCCTGTGGGCACAAGGTCGGCAAAAACCTCTGCAACTGACAATAATCTGAAGCAACTTGCCATTGAATACGATATGACGGACATCAAGTCCACAAAAGAAGGTGAACACCAATCTGGCTACATGAAACGCAAGAATAAGCTCACAGACAAGCAGTTTGCCGAGGCTACAGACGCAATTCAGTCCCAAAATGAGCAAAAACAGAAGCAAACCCGCCCTGGCGACTCCGTTATCTGGGGTGGAGGCGGCAACATCAACATGAAATCCGTCATGGGTGGACAATTTAAGTCTGTTAACGGAGAATCCGTGGGAATTAACCCCAACGCAGCGGGTAACTTGCAAGGCCCCCGTGCGAGTGTGGTAATGAATGACCACGAAAACTTACAGGTGAGAAAATGAGAATCCCTAAAGAACCCGTAGCCAGAGAAAATTTTTATTTAGACCTCATAGAGAAATGCCTTGTCAGTCGAGAGCAGCGCAAGGTTGACTACTCTTCCCTGCGCTCTTACTACCTGTTCGGTAATGCACCTGATGACGTTCCCGCCATTTACAACAAAATCTACCCGCACATAGACCAACTTACCTCGTTCCTGTATTCAGCAGAAACCACCAAGTTCTCTATCCACACAGGCGCATCTGTTTCTGAGGATGAGCAAATCAAAGTGCCGACCTTGAGCAAAGCACTCAATGACGAATGGCTCAACAGCAATGCCGACCAGGTGTTCTCAACCGCAGTCACGTGGTCACTTTGCTACAACACAACCTTTGTCAAACTCGTTGTCAACAACGGCATCCACCCCTACATGGTAGAACCAGCTTGTATAGGTGTCTTGCGTGAAGACAGTCCCTACACAGACAGACAAGAAGCCATTGTTCAAACCTACTACATCACCAAGTCTGAGTTGTACGACAGACTCTACAGCCACCCGCAAAGAGACTCAATTGTCAAACGGGTGATGTCCACGCAACATGAGCGCACCGAAATTGCCAACGGCATTCAGCGCATCATCTTGTCCCAATCTAATCCCACGATGTACGGCAACGTCAATCTTGACTTGTCAGGTAACCCAACCTACAAAGCACAAGTCTCTGAAGACACCATTGAAATGGTCGAGTTGTGGGGATGGAATGATGAGACAAAAGACTATCAAGTCGTGACAAAAGCAGACCCTGATGTCATCATCTATGACCGCACAGGTGAGTCAATGTTCTTGAAAGGCGAGTTGCCTTTTGTCCAAATCTGCCCTAACCCACTCTACGATTACTACTGGGGTGCGTCCGAAGTACAGCGTCTAATTTATCTCCAGCAACTACGCAACAAGCGTATGACCGAAATCTTAGACTTGCTTGCTAAACAGGTCAGTCCACCTACCGCCCTGATTGGCTTTACAGGTATTCTTGATGAGAAGAACTTTGCGCTAAACAGAGCAGGTGGCTTACTGTCAACCGATATGCCAAGCGCAAAAGTAGAGAAGTTAGCACCCACTATCCCACCTGACTTGTTCAGAGAAATTGGGGAAGTTGACCTGATGTTTGAAGAGGCATCTGGCATTGTTTCTGTATTGCAAGGCCGTGGCGAAGCAGGTGTTCGCTCTTCAGGACATGCCTCACAACTTGCTCGACTAGGTTCAAGCCGAGCCAAGAAACGTGCCCTTATCATTGAAGACAGCTTAGAGAAAATGGCAACCCTGTATCTCAAGTTAATGCAGGTCTATGACAACACCCACTACACAGACACACGTGGGATGAAATTTATTGCAGAACAGTTCACCAAAGACTTTGTGGTGAAAGTGGATGCTCACTCTAATTCGCCCATCTTTATGGAAGACAGTCGCAAGATGGCGTTTGAGTTGTTCCAGGCTGGCGTGATTGACAAAGAGTCCTTGCTTGACATGATTGAGCCTCCAATGAAACAATTGTTGTTGGAAAGATTAAGAAAAGCAGAAGAGAAACAAGCTGCTCAACAGGCTATGGAGCAACAAGCACAACAAATGCAACCTCCAAAAGCAGAAGGTAAACCAGACTTGAAAAAGGTGGGATGATGGCTATAAACAACACTGGCATGACACAACCTACGGCTGACCAACCACGGGTTGACACCGCTTCTTTGAAGCGCAATGAGGCTGCACCTAACTTGACTTTGCGTCAAACTGGGTATAAAACCTCATACGGAAGAAGCCAACGTGACTTCAACCGTAAACAAACTGGAGGAATGCGATGAACATGAAAGCAAAAAGCGGTCGTAAGTGCCGCCGTTAATCTAGGATTCCGTGAGGAAGGGTATGGCTGCCTCCCCTTTGTAGGTGGCCTTGTAAAAGGAAATTGTAATGATGTACGGAAAAGCAAAAATGGCTCCCAAAATGGCTCGTATGGGACGCAAAGCCCGTAAAGG